TGGTTGCTGACAATGTAGTGGTGGATCAGATTGGTAGGCTAATCAGCCGCAAGGCATTTGGCAACCCTAGCTACATTGGCGATGCGGTGCCTATCAATCTTGAATTGCCTGTAACTAATGGCAATGGGTTTGGCCCTGACAGGTTATATGGGTGGAACTGGAATGATAACGTCATAACTATTACCGACAGTTCAGGGCTGGAGGGGTTTGTTGCGCCATCTCAGATTGACGGTTTTGATGGCGAGCCAGAAATAACCACTTATAAGCTGACTATCTCTGTCAGCTTTAAGAGTAAAACTGGCGGATTGATCGCTGATCCTCCCGAAGAATTCCCCGAGACTATTGGGCGAATATATATCACTCAAAGCGGTCAGAGTGTTGAGACATTTGATCTTCTTTGCAATCACACTAGAGAAGACGGGCTGGCTATTCCTGTCGGCGGTATATTTGTTCCAGCCCACAGATTCACTTACACCTCTGCTATTGGCACTGATACTCGACAGTTTGAGATTGACCCACTAAAGAACGTAGACATTCGCTTTAAGCCAAAGAACAGCTTAATTGTCGGTATGCCTGTTGAAATTGATGTCTCTATTGACCAGCTTCATATTGATGGGTTTGCCGCTGGTGATCGTGGGCGCAATGAGATCATTACATTAGGCAGAGATGTCATTGGTAGAGCCTCTGATGAGCAGGAGCAGGCTGACTTCAGGCCCGTGTTTATTTATCGCTGGGGCGACAGCTATCTCTACCCAGAAGAAACCCGAACAATACCTTCAGGCATGAAAAAGAAGCGGCTTGCCCGAAGCCATCCGGAGCTAGATGGAAACATTACCTACGGAATTGGCGCGTATGATCGCGATGCTGGAGAGGTTGTAGATCTGTCTGTGCCTGCTGGCTATGACAATGAAGTCCTTTTAACGGGCAACTTTGTCAATTTCAATGCCGAAGACCTGACTACTGGCAATGACAGGCTCTTGCTATTTGTGAAGGGCAAGCCGTTTTTAAGGCTAGATAATGACAGTGACTTTGTTGTTGCCAATACTAACCTACCTATAGACGGAGACATTGCTATCTCTGCATACGGCAGGGTGTGGGTTACTGGGGTAGGCGGTGACTATCACACGATCTGGTATTCAACCCTGCTTAATGAGAATGAATGGTACACAGAAGCCGCCGATCCTAAATTTAATGACGGGGGCGTTATAGATGTTCGCGAATACTGGCCTGTGGATGGCGACAGCATTGTTAATATCCATGCTCATAACGGCTATCTGCTTGTCTTTGGTAGGAATAGCATTCTTGTATACGCTAATGCTGACTCCGGCTCTCCTGCTGGAATTATCAATCAGCCGGATTCAGGAATCTTTTTACAGGATGCAATAAGCAATGTGGGATTGGTACGCCGTGATGCTATATGCAATATCGGCACTGATGTTTTGTTTGTTGATGATACTGGGGTGCGTTCTCTTGGCAGGGTGATTCAGGAGAAGTCCAACCCTCTGCAAGAACCGAGCTTAAATATCCGCAGAGAGATTCAGGAGGTTATTCAAAGCGAGATTCTTGAATCCCCCAGCCACAGTGCAATCCGCTTTAAATACATGCCCTCTGAGTCTATTGCCGTACTGTTGTTTGCCAGCTTAGAAATAGCCTATGTGTTCCATGTAAACATGCCATCTAAAACTGGCGGCTTAAAAGTTACTCGCTGGACTGATTGTTTTTGGAATGACGCCATAGAGCTAAAACAGTCGCAGGAAGATATTGTGTTCCTTGGGGGGAAGCCTACTAAGGGACTGATGAGGTATGACGGCTATCTTGAGAGCAACCTTGCTGGAGATCCGAAGTCATACATCATGCGATATGAGAGCATGGCGCTGGCTTTAAGCCAGAGTCCTATGCAAACCACTATTCCTAAGTCTATCCAATATGTCTGCATGGGTGAGTTTGTCCCCGGTCAGGCCAATGCTTTGTGGGGATTCTCTGACAGGTTCATTGGTAGTAGGGAGTTTCAGATAGAGGTTGATGGCGGCTCTGAGTTTAACGTGAATGAGTTTACTGATGACGGCTTAGAAGAAAAGGCTGGTTACTACCCTGACGGTGGGCCGTACTACAAGGGATACAAGATCAACACTACAGGATCAGGCGAGCTGTTCCGTGTAGGTTTTGAAGTTAAGGTTCAGGGTGGTCGCTATGCCCTGCAAGAGATTGATATTAATTCTGCCACTGGGAGATTAACGGCATGAGTCAAATAATGAATTTTGATCCTGCATTTTATGCACAGCCTATGGGCGGAGGCGCTGGTGCGCCGCAATCCCCGAGTGGCGACATGATGACGTTTGGTGCGCCGTCTGGCGGGATGATGATGGGTCCGGATGGAGTCGCAAGGGCTGGAGCATTGCCACCGGGAGGTCAAAACCAGATTGGTCAGTCGATGATGCAGAATCAAATGGCTAATCAGGCTACTGGGGCCAAAGGAGGAGAGGCTGGCGGCAACTGGTACGATGGCCTTGTTCCTACCAGCGGTACAGATAACGCTGGCAACTGGAAGGGGTTTGGTGATTTCTTTGGCGGCATTGGCGAATGGCTGGGCAATAACGCCGGAACAATAACAGGGATTGGCTCTATTGCTGGGGCGTTGACTAACGCCAATGACACCAGACAGCTTGGTGTTGGCATTCAGACTTACCTAGATAGCTTGGGTCAACAGCTAAATACTGACTCTCAGTTTCAAGGCTATGGTGTTACCTCTGGGTTAGGCAATGGCTCATCTGCCTACGGTGAGGATGGAAAGCTAAGCACCGACCTTGGCATGATCGATCAGTACGCGGACTACAACTGGGGTGAGGCAGGCGCACCAGCAGGCTATGTAGCTGGCATGAATGGTCTTGCACAGCAGGCCGCTAACAGCGCATACAGCACAGCCAACACCCTAAACCAGCAAGCTGGTATGTCTATAGCTGATAGGCAGACCTCTATCTACGACGACATCATGGCTACTCAGAATCCTGAACTTAACAGGATGCAGACTGAGCAACAGGCCGCTGAGTACGCCAGAGGTCGCGGAGGAGTCCGTGGATCGCAGTATGGCGGCACTGCTGAAGATGCGGCTATGGCTAGAGCCAGAACGATGGCGTCCAATGACGCGGCATTCAGAGCGCGTGAGATGGCTAACAGCGAACGGGGTATGCTTGGTCAGCTAGCCGGTCAGATGGGTGCTTACGGTAATCAGGCGGCACAGGCGGCTTACCTGCCGATGCAACAGCAGATGGCACTGATGGGCTTGGGTCAGAGCAACGCTGATATGGCTCAGACCGGTCAGCTTACCGGCCTTGATTACATGTCTCAGCTCGCACTGGGTGGCACTAACGCCAATATGCAGGCACAGCACTCAGCCAACCAGCTCACTGGCAACCTCTACGACACGCTCCTCAGCAACATTGGTGGAGCGCAGGGTAGTGATGGCGGCTCGGCCTCTGGCTTGCTTGGTGGAATTGGTAATGGCCTTGATTGGCTCACTAAATTTCTTGGCGGCATAACTGATGGAGAGCAAACCTAATGGCTAGATCACAGGCAAGAGATTTAACCGGCATGCTCACCTCTATTGGTGATACAGCAGGGAAGTTTGGCGACACAGGCCAGCAGTATCTAGGCACACTGCGCCGTAGCTTTGCACCAGAGACTGACATGAATGACTCTGCCAGCCTGTTGAGATATGCAGATTGGGCCAGGCGTAATGGCTATGATGATGAAGCTAAGCAGTACATGGTTTTAGGTGCTAGCCAGAAAAAAATAGAGGAAGAGAAGTCATACAAAACCTCTGTTGCCACTGGCACTGAAAAGATTCGCGGTCTGAAGTCGCAGATAGGAACTCTTGACCAGCAAATAAAACAGCAGGAATCTCTCGGTGTTCCTAATCCTTCCTTGCTAGTAGCTAGAGATCAGCTTGACCAACAGCTTTCAAGCACGATTGAGTCTATGAATGCTATAGGCAATGCCAGCAATTATGGCGATGGAACAGAGGGCGCAAAAGCTGTCAGGGGCATAGAGACTGAAGAGCTGGCTAGTCAAAGAGCAAGCATTGAGCTACAGAAGCTGATCGCGGAGACAAACGAAGCAAGAGTTGACACGGATATTCTTGTCTCTGAGGGCGACAAGATTCCTAGAACCTCTTTGCCGCACATTGATTACAAAACCTATGAGAATGAAATGTCTCAAGCCCAGACTGTCGGCGATCGGGTCAGGATCAATAGGTCATGGCGCGCTAGAAACGAGTCTCAAGAAAAGCTAAACAACGATCAAAATCAGGCTGTTGCTCAAGGTCAGGTAGCCGTTATCTTCAAGGACTTAGAGGCTGAGGGCGAAAACCTAATCAATGATGATGACCTAACAGACTTCCTGCAGGAGCTTCCACAAGAAACCAGAGAGGCCATGAATACGATTGTTGTGGCAAATGCAATGAGGAATTATGAGTGGATTAACGGAGATGCTGAAACGCAAAAGAAAATAATCAAAAAGATTTTTGTTGACCAGTACTCGCAGTTTTACAGGGAAGACTTTGCTGGTTCACTTGCTAATAGAGAGGCGGGCAAGGAGCTTGAAACTCAAGATGATATTGCTGATTACCAGCCTGGGACTAACCCTGATATTCCTGCTTCAAAGGGTGGCGGCAAGGAACTGTTTGAGCAGTGGTATGAAAGCGCCAAAACCATAGACCCTACTTACACTAGAGAAGAAGCGCGAAAGGATTGGGACAAGGAGAAGAAGCGCACATCCTCAAGTGGGCCAGAGCTTTATAGAAGAGAGCCGGGGCTTCCTATTATTAGCGATGCCTATGACAAAGCGGAGAGCAACTACAATCGCTTCCAAGAAAACATGGCAAGACGCAAGGCTGAGAACGCTAGTAGGTAACTAGAAAATTAAAATTAACGTATCACCAAGGTAAAGCGTAATGGCAGAAGTCCAAGCGGCAACTTTGATGGAGAGAGAACTACCGCCCTGGCTTGATACGCCTGCGGTAAGGGGTGCATTTGATCGCATAGGTGTACCTGTTGAATACGCGGCCCCTAATTTTAACCTGTACTTTCACACTGTAGATGGAATCGAATCCACTTTTGGTAAAAATTTAAGTAATCAAGAGCGTGTCGGACCGGGTGGTACAACAGCAAAGGGCCGCTATCAGATAACAGACGGCACTTACGAAACCATGCTTAACAGGGCTATCAGAACCTACAAGATGGTGGATGCTGAGCCGCCTAAGTGGATGACTGATGCTAAGGGTGACCCTAAAAGAGATCCAAGAGATTTAAGTAACGATCAGTCAAGAGAATTGATCCTGCTTGATATGGAGCAACGTCCTCAAAAGGGAGAAGACGGAGTTGGCTCTAGTGCTTTGATGGCTGACCTTGCTATGGGTAACTGGGATGCCGGTAAGAGGCTTTTCTATGAGCATCATCACACCGATCCTGATCAAGACACCATTGATAGAGCTGAAGAATACTTTGGGAGATTTTCTCCAGATGTTACTGCTGTTCTTGAAGAGCGGGGCAGAGAGCCAGCTACTTCTATACTTGCTAGACAGGCAGAGCAGGAGTATGCAACACCTGACCTGACCACTCCTATCAATGCTGGAATGCTGTCGGAGATTACTGACTTGCCAACCAGAAGGGGTGGCGGTGAAATACTAGGTGAAGTGGCTTCCCCCCAGCGTGGCGGCAGATTCCCAGAAGTCTCAGTACCACAGCGTAGCGGCAGGATTCCAGAGGTTCGACCTACTCAGCGCGGTCAGATCCCCATACCACAACCAAGACAGCCTGCTCCGGCCCCAAAGCCACAGCTTGAGCCGGTATCTGTGGAGGCTAGACGCAGAGGTGGGGCGGAGATACTGCGTGAACAGCAGGCACAATCCTCTAGGATTGATCCTACGCTCCCTCCTTTGCCAGAACTGGAGGAGATAGTACCTACCCAGAGGGGTCAGGTTCCGATACCTGAGATGGCCCCTGAAGATAAGCCCGTTCCTCCGGTCTTTGATCTAATAGATCTAACTACACTTCCTAAAGCCGTTGACCAGAGCTATGAAAGGGCTGAAGAGCCAGTACAAATAGAAGATAGAAGGGCTGAGATTCGGGCCAGCATTCCTAAAGCGCCTACTAAGGCAGAGTTGCGGGATCGTATTCGCAGTTCAATACCAGCAACTACGGGTGTATCTGAAGACCCCGACACTCGCACTGGCTCAGAGCGGAGGTTTGACAGGGCAAGGGACACCATCCTTACAGGCGCTACGCTTGGCGCTTACGATGAGGTGTCTGGGTTTCTTAATCAGGCGTTTGCCGACACTCCTTATGATGAGACTGTCAGCCAGATAAGAAAGAACGTAGCTGAAAACAGGCTTATGAATCCTACGGCCGCCTTCTTTCAGGAAACAATTCCAGGTCTAGTAACTGGTGGTGGTCTTGCTAGCCAGCTTGTAAAGCGTGGCCTTTCAAGCACAGCCGCGCTAGGTGGGGAAGGCGCTTTCACTGGTGCCATGTATGGCGAGACGCCTGCTGAAAGAGCAGGGCAGGCGGTGTTGTTTGGTGCTGGTGGTGCAACTATCGGGGGTGTACTCGGTTGGATGACCTCTCCTAGCCGCAGGGCTGGTAGTCCATCAGCGCAGGGTGGTCGCACTCAGGCAGATGACCAGATTGATGATGGCATCCTAACTCAGAACATAAAGCTAGCCGCCAAAGAGAACAGCGATGTCATGTATCGCACTAACTCTGGTGACTTGAAGAAGGTTTCTGTTGTTAAGGCAGATGGCGGTAACGTCATTGTTAAGGATGGTTCTAATCAGTACGCAGTACCTCTCAGCAAGATAGAGAAGATTGAAGTCAAGACGGATAAACAGATAGCAGATTACGAGCGGCTTCAAGACTTTGATAATGCTCGCGGTCAGTACAAGCCACGCCGTCAGGTTGTTGATTACGAAGAGACAGTTAAGCAGGGCAGGACTAAAGACGATCCCATCATGCGTGATGCCACATGGCGTGATGCCACCAATGCCGGAGAGCTTTGGGACGGCATGAAGGATGGGGTCAAGAAGTGGTACGACCAGAAGCTAACGGGCGCGGACGATATGCTGACCCGCCGTGTGTCTAAGGCTGTAGGCGCTAGGTTTGCTCGGGCTTCACAGAACGCTGTGCGCTGGTCAACTAACGCCTTTGTCAAAGTAGGTGAGCCTTTGCGTAATGTTGCTCAGCTAGCCGATGATGATCGCTACTTCAAAGCATTGGTTATGGACTTCACTAATGCTAGGAAGCTGGGTGTGGAGGGCAAGAGTGCGCCTACTCAATCTGATGTAGAAGATTACATCCGCAAAAATCTGAGTGAAAAGGATGCGCTTGCCTTCAGAGATTACATGAATTGGAATCGCCAGAAGAAGGCTGATCATGTTGACAAGCTAAATGGCAGGCAATCATTTAAAGAATATGACCACATCCATACTCAGCTTAATAAGCAGGGAAAGGAGAAGGTATTCAAGGGCAAGAAGCCTGATGAAGATGATGCCCTGTCTGACCTAAAACGCCAGGAAGAGTTTTCTCTTAGAGACGATGATGCGCTTGAGTACAGAAGCCGAGGCTCAATGCGTGATAACCTGAATGACACAAGGCCGGAGGTTCTGAATGTAGATGACTACATGAATCCGTTCTTCTCTGACTTTCGCAGGACATCAAATCTTGAGGCGCTGTATCAACTGGCTAAAGTGTTTGGCTTAGACACAGCAGACGAGAGCTTCCAGCCCTCGCAGGTATTTGACCGCATTGAAAAGTCTCTTGTTAGCCGGGGCATTGAGCCTAAGCCTGCAAAGCTGGCCGCTGACACTATGAAGGATGACTTTGTAGGCGGCTCTAAGACACCCAACAACTGGCTACAGGCGCTTAACTCTGTTGGTTACATGGGGTCACTTGCTGGGCCTAAGTCAGCCATCCTTAATCTGCATGACATTCTTGTTGCTAACGCTGTGTATGGCGGTAAGTCGATGCGCTCTATGTTTGATGACATGGGTTACAGCGTGTCGGAGAAGGGCATTAGGCAGAATGTAGGTGAATTTAGAAATGACATGATCGCCAATCTCCGCACTGGCGAGTATGAATCAGGTGCTATTGCCAGAGATATAACTCGCAAAGGCACTGATGCGTTGATGAAGGCGTCTGCCTTTACCTGGATGGATCGCATAGGAAAGAAAGGCGTCACCAAGATGGTGATTCAAGACGCCGTAGATAATGTGGATAACCTTGCTGACAGGTGGGGGTTCTATTTCTCTAAGCGCGAGCTTGGCCTGATAGAAAAGCAGATCAGAAAGCATGGCACTAATGTCGGGAGCATGACAGGCAAGGGCGCTGAGCTTTTTGAAGAGCTGTTCTTTGCTGGGCTAGGTCAACAGCAGTTGATTAGCTCGTCGGGTAGACCAGCGGCATGGTCACGCAATCCTAACGCTAGGTTTATGTGGGCCTTGAGGGGCTTTGCTATTAAGCAACAGGCTCTTCTACTGCGAGAGATTACTGACAAGATTGCTGAGGGCAAGACCAAGGAAGCCGCTAAGTTTATGGGCCGGTATGCCGCGTTTGCCGCAGGCGGCTTTGGCGTTGTCAATGAGTCTAGGCAATGGCTCATGGGTGACGGTGAGTTTACTTTCCACGGAATGCTCATGGGGGCTGGCGATCAGGTAGTGTCTGTTATGTCTATCAATACCATTGGCCTTAATGATTATCAGTGGGGCCGCATGATGCGTAACGGCGTGATCCTTACCTTCCTTGAGTCAGTTGTTCCGATTGGAGTAGACATACCTAAAGACATGGTGCTGGATACTGTCGATGCGCTAGACGGCAAGATCAAAGGGGAGGAGGGCTTTACTGCTGGACAGCGCATTGCCTACCCAGCGGCACAGCTACCGATCATCAAGCAACCAGCGCGGTTACTCAGCAATCTCCAAGATAATGCCGGCCTGCCTTTGCCTAACCCTATGCGACAGTTCCTAGATACGTACATTGAAACGGAGTTACCAAAGGATGGCTAAGTTGTACTTCTTTGAAGGAAGAAACACTGGTATCTATGCTGAGTCCGCCGCCGCCGCTAGAGCTAAGTGCAAGCGTGGCTGTGGCAAGCTGGTTAAGACCCTGAACAAAACCCCACCCAAGGGTGGTGGCTGGGATAGAACTAGGAAGGATGGAAAGTCCCCCGCCAAATCCTCAGTAGGAAAAGGCAGGGGCTATGGGCCTAAGAGGAAGTAGTTAATCTACATATTTTTCGTAATCTGTTAGAGCTTTCATGCCTTCTGCAATTGTAGATGGCCCCTCAAATCTTTCGTCCATCTCTGCTAACGCGGCGAGCAATCTAACGATGCTAGTTAGTTGGTCAATAATTTCGTCT